GTTTAAATTCTCAACATTAGGAATCTCAGCAGATAGAGAAGAATAGTTATTGTTCGGCAGAATAATATCTGAGTCGTCATACACGTTCTCGTTATATTCAAGAGCCTGAATCTGGCATTCATTCGTTCCTTCACGCTGAATAGATACAACACGGAAATCTTTTTTTACTTTGTTTGTCTCGCCAATGGCGTACACATCATAAGCCTGCGGTGGATTACTGAACGCTTCACACTCAAGCTCTGTATATTCTCCTGTTGGGGAAGTGATAAGTTTTTCCTCAATCAAATCGTCAGAAAACCTGACCTGAATCATGTAAGATTTGCCGGCTTCAACAACCATAGTGCGGTCGAGTTTCACAAGCGTAGTCGTTGATCCTGTCTGAACCCTTCCCGAAAAACCCCACTGCGGAACGTCATGTGAAATCGAAATAATATCCCCAGCCTGACAGGCGATAGCGTCAATGCCTGTCCTGAAGCTGATTGAACGATTGATATAGCGTGCAACCTTCAAAGCGTATCGAGCCGCTCTGATAGCGTAACTTGTGCGTGTCGTAAAAAGTCTGATTTGGCTCTTACGCATCGGCTCTCCTGAAGATAAAGAATCCTCATCGATATAAGAAACCGTCTCCTGCCGGTATCCTTTATCCTTATCCATGAACTGAATCTCAATGACATTGGGAATCTCTTTCAAGGTTTTCCAGCTCTGAACAAAAGTATCTTTAATAATATTTCCCATGCCGAAAAGCTGTGTTGGATTTACTTCCTTATCAATCTTAAAAGACAACCCGCCAGCACTATAAACAGGCATAGCGTTAAACGTAGCGCAAAGCTGAATCAACATATCAAGCGCTTTAGTGTTGGAATCAATAACAACATCCATCCTGAACCGTTTCTCAAAACCGCCTTGACCGTCGGGTACTTTTTCCTCACAATACTGGCTCATCTCCAAGAGTGAAGCGTTATCCAAGTTCGTGTGGCTTATAAACTCACCTAAACCGTAGCGGTAATTCGTAATGAAATCTCTTAAACACCAAACAGGGTTGGCACAGAACTGATTGACATAAGTCGATCCGTCCCAATCAAGTAACGTGTCATCTGAAAGCAAACGATAGTCCGATCCATCCCAGTAATAATCTTCCCAGTCAACCGGAACTCCTGTGTTACGAACATCCGGTGCTGACACTTTTCTGCCTTTGACAACCGCTGTTATGTTAGGCATAGAGCCTGAAAGCTGATCAGTTGCTAAGAGTTTCAGTCCCAAAAGGGCAGTGTTTGGATACTTTAAGTCATCTGTTTTAAGCTCATCCATCTGGAACCACATAAGATCGCCTTGCTTGAGCGGATCCAACGAAGAATCATCTGACGTTCTTGTAACACGAATATCGTACTGTCCCGGCACAAGACCTTCCTTTCGGAATATTCTACGAACAGTTGATCTTGACTTTGCCGAGATAACGGTCTCACCTAAATCAATGTAAGTAGGATCTGCGTGCAGTTTATACTCAACCCGATAAGTAACGCTCCAGCTTGCAATCCCGCCACCGCCACTTTGCTGATACAGCCCGCTCCCAAGCCTTAAATGAATCTCAAAAGCCTCAACATCTGAATCAACGGTGGTGTAAATATGCGGGTTATCTTTCGTAAGGTTCACATTAACCGGGTAAAGGTTATGCAGATCCTCAAAGTTCGGAATAACGCTCTGCGTATTCGTTCCGTATTTTTCATAAATAGTTACGCCCCCGAAATTAGCAATTGGGTTATTGTTTATTTCAATATTCCCAACGGATTCGATCTCACCTTCACAAAGAGCGAGGAGAACATTTAAATAATTTTTATCTCCATCGTCCCTTAAAAACTGGTTTATAATATTTCCGCCGATCTTATGCTCACCGTAAACAACCGCTATTGGAACGCCAACCTCCTGAATTGTCTGAGCGCCATTCCAACCGTAAGTAGGCGAACCTTCGTCAAGACCGCCTGAAGGTCCACTGCCTAAATTAAAATCAGGCATTCTCGGCTGATTCATATATTGATATATGGAGTAACCCATCGACAGCACAAAGAAGGCAAATATAAAAGGGTGTGCTACCGCATACGCCGCTATGGCTGAAACAATCCAAGAAACGACAGCTACTATCGGAGCTTTAACCTCGGGAATAATCGTGACCTCATCACCATTCTCGAGTTTAGCGTCAAGCTCGCTTATCCGTTTGCCTGAAACAATTACACGTTTATCCTTGTAATCAAAACCTGACTCATCTAAGAAAACACGCAAAGACTTATCCCTTGAAAAGGTAAGCTCCTTAACTTGTGCGTCTTCCAACTTAAATGGATTGTCTATGTTTCGTATTACTACCATTTTCTGTTCCTTAATCTGTAAAAACCTTCCGTCTTTTTAACCCAGCTTTGATCGTCAAGCCTTGAAACGATAACTCCTTGTCGGCAACAGTGGATAAACTTCCTGTTCTTAAACACAACACCCGCATGATTAGCAATGCCTCGTGAATTTACAAAGAGAATGGCGTCTAAAACATCAGGCTTAGAAACTTTTTCCCAGTCGTTCTCGTAGTTTTCCTTAAAGTAATCTTTGCCACGCAGTCCCCAGACCTTCTCATACTCAAGGTTTTCTATATCAAACAACTCAAACCCCAGATCGGCATACACCAGTTTTAAAAAGCCCCAACAGTCAAGACCGTCTAAAGTCCTGCCCCTGTGCTTGTAGGGAATGCCGAGATACTTATCAACAATCAGCTTCTCTACATGATGTAAATCCGTCTCGTCGGAACCGAAGGGAAACCGCCGAAACGCTGGTAATTTTCCAGTTGCTTGCATCTCTGTTGTGTTTTGTCGCATGTTAATTCTGCTCCCGCATATCCGCACTCGGCGGACTTAAATTTCCACACACAATAATTGCGTGCGTACCTACGTGCCGGTAAATCGATTCCCAGCACGTCAAACTTTCCTGTAAGCGTAAACTCAACATTGCTCTGATCCGCTGTGTAATTATCAATATAAAAAACGTCATCAATATACGCATCGGGATCTGATAACTGATCCGCCCAAACAGTGCGGATGATAACTTTTTTCCCACGAAAGTCGTACTGCTCAAGATAAAACTCAATCAATCGTGATACGTTAGCCAGTGTGATTTTTACCTGATCAATCTGTCCCTGATTGTTCTCAGCGACAAACTCATGCCTAATCGGAAACCTCGTATAAACCGTTCCGTTATATGTCACATCCTGATCGAACCCTGCAAAATTAAGATCATCAACGCCGTCGTATTCTTTAAGCATATATAAGAAGATAGGGGCGTTTTCTTTTTTTGCTTTCTCGTTTCTAAATGTGGCATTAACGTCTCTTGGCATTACTTCACCTCAATTAAATCAAACTCAAAGTCATAGACTTCATGAGCCTTCATAGAAAACTTAAAACTGTCCTCAACAAACCTGACAGTGTATTCAACCGAATCGTTTGGGTTCGTCCACGTAAACGCTGTGAAAGAACCGTATTTGCTCGCAAAGAAGTCACGCACTGTCTGCATATCGACTTTAATGCGGTTCTTAAAACGGAGTCGCCACTTGCGCAAAGGGTTTTCCCATTTACGCCGTCTCTGCTCAACACCGCTCTCAAACTCCGAGACAAGGGTTTTGTATTCAACCGTTTCCTCAAAAACAAAATCTGGTAAACTTGTAAATTCGCTCATGTGTAATTCCTAATAACAGACCTAATCTTTCCATTGTTATAAATATCCTCCGCAATAGCGTTTGAAAGCATTTTACGGTTACGCCAAACATCCTGTGCGTCCCAAGCCTGAACAACTTGGTTCACATTAATAGTTACACCGCCACCGGATCCACCTTCGCCACTGTTTAAGGCTCTGAGGTTATCTGAACCGCCCAAAGCGTTCATGCCTCTACGTGAAAGCACGCCTTCACCAGTCTGTGCGATGATCGGCACCTCATCCGGAGCAAGACCGTCATGTGCCCTTATTAAACCGCCTTGATGTTTTCTGACCATACCGCCACGATGAAATAAAGCGCCTACAGATACACCAAAAATCTGCCCGCTGGGTCCGGCCATTGCGGTAAACATCTTGATAAGTAGTAGTTTTGCCAGAATGTTTGAAATCATCTGTAAAATCGCACGTCCGAAATCAGCAAAGACTTCTTTGACACTGCGTAGCTCACCAGTAAACGCTTTAAAGAAAAACTGCGAAAAAGCGTTCTGCATATTCCGTGCTGACTGCTTTGCAAATTCTTCCATTGCGCTGAACTGCTTTGTCGCTTCTTGTGCGCCTTCACCAATCTGTCCAGCAACTTCTCTTAACACCTTCGCTGTATTAACGCCTGTCTCTTTAACCTTAGCGAACACAAGTTCGTACTGCTCAATAGCGTCTCGTGCGCTATCTTCAGCCGCAAGTTTAAACGCCTGACGTGCCTGATCTAAACCTTGCGTAAGACCACTGACATTAAACTGTATCTTTTTTTCCTCAAGGCTATCTGAAAACTTTTTGACCTCTAAAGAAGCCTGCCGATAAGTTTCTCCGATGTTCCCGGGCAGTTTCCCGAGCAGTTCATAAAACTTGATAAGCGGAACCATCATCTTTTGGAAAAACTCAATGCCTACGCTTAAAAGACCGTTTAAGGCATTAGTGATTCCCTGAACGAAGCCCTTAACTGCTAAAGAACCGTATTCCAGAACAGTAAAAATACCTGTCACAAGATGATTCATAAACGCCTGCAAGAATCCCAACACATGCCATAAAGCCTGACCTATCTTTACCGCAAAATCTTCCCATCCCGCTTTTAGCTTCTGCATTTTTTCTAAGTTTGTCATTGTAGAAGTGTCTATCTGTTGGAGAATACGCTCACCAGCTTCCAGCGTAGCGTTTAAGAACGCTTGCTTGCGTTCCATCTCGGTTAATTCTTTTGTAGACTTGCCGATTGACTTTGCGTATTTCTCGTATGCTGTTCCCGCACTCACAATAATCCCTAAGTTATCAAGAATCAGTTTTGACTGCCGACCTACGCCAATAGCAATACTCTCAAACATGAAGCCAACGTCTTTTCCAAAAGCACGAGCTGACGCACGAGATATCTCCATCATCTTGGCTAATTTGGTCGGGTCGATTCCTAAAATCATTGCCTGTGAGGCTTTGCCCATAATTTCCGCAGTAGACATGGTCTCGCCGGACATCTTACGTAAATCCTTTATTATCTTTTCCGAACTCATGCCGAGAGAGGACGCAAGATTCTCAAAAGCCATCTTCTGTTGCTCAACTTTTGCTCCAAGCTCCATAAGCTCCCACGCTTTGCGCAGAGCCATGATAGCCGCTGTAACTGAGGCAGTGATCGCAAGCCAGTTCTTCTTCCACGAATTTGCGAACCTCTGCAAATTACCTCGAACACCTTCAAGACGTTTTGAGGCTTCGTCTTTTAACTTTAAAATTATTGATAACTGTTTATTTGTCATCGCTTAAACCGATTCCTTCTTTTTTCACGCTCAAACTCTAACGATTGAAGCGCTTTCTCAATGACCTCGAATGCATCAATCAATTTCGCTGGCTGATCCAGCCAAGTGCCTGAGTTGGGAAGATAACCTTGCTTATAAAACTGAAATGCCCTTAGAAAATTCGCCGACTGACGTTTGACGATTTTAAAAGGGCATCCTTTATACTGCTGGCCGTTAAGCTCCCAGATCTCTTGACCCGGCACTTCATACTCACATTTAATCTTTCTCCCGCCTAAACAGCTATGGCAGTTCACGGTGAGGTCGCCCAAATGAACCGCCAGTATTAGTTTTTTTGTTCGCCCTCCGAAAGCCTTGATTCGTTCAAAATGACTTCGGACAGTTCTGTCCTGAGTTCATTCGGGAACATAGCAATAATCCTATCGGGAACAACATCCCGCATTTTGCCAGCGTAATGGATTGTCTCGAACTTCAGCTCCATAGGTTTTCTGGTCTGTGGATCGAGAAAATTATCCATCTTTTTTAGCCCGAACTTAATCGCCATGATCTGACGCTTATTCCAGTTAAGTCTTACCTTCGCTTTATCGTTCGGGTTTGTTGAACTCATCTCATAAGAACTGCTCTCATCATCAACTTCCGCACGCAACACAGGGTCGAGCAACCCGATATGAAACACCGTCGGATTATCTTTGTCTGGATCGAGTTTTGAAATATGTTGTCTTGTCGAATTAATATCAATACCTGTAAGCATAAAAACCTCCTTTTAAATTAATAATATTGCCAGTTCATCGTCGCCGGGTTCCATTGAACCTGTTAAATCAAATGAAGTCTGAGCAAGCTGGATTCCATCACGATCTCCGTCATCAACCTTGTTATAGACAATGCTTGGAGCATAAAACCTGAACTTGTTACCGTCAGCTTCTCCATAAGCAAGGTCAAGAACCATCGGAGTGTTGTTAAACCACTTCGTGAAAAAGTCGTGCGTTGCCACAGGTACCATCTCAGGGTTAAACGAACCCTGCATGTCACGCCCTGTGATCATGTAAGACAAAATGCCTTTGGAATCGTCAATCTTGTCTTTTGAGGCGAGAGTGTTCGCAACATCAACCTCAACTTCGCCGACATTAAGCGAAACCCCGTCACATGCCATAGTGGCGTTTAAAAGAACAGGCGGTACCGTTGCGTCAAAACTTAAACCTGAAAGTAAAGGCACATCCGCAACACCTGACTCGACACCTTTAAAACTGAAATCAAGCATTGCCGGTTCACCGATTTTAAAAGTGAATTTAACAGTTCCTCGGCAACCCTTAATAACCTTGCGTATACCATCTTCAAAAAGCCCCATGGTCAAAGAGAGAATAGAACTGCTGATAGGCTTTAACTCATACCCTGAGTCCGCAGGATCGTCCGAAGCTGTTGACGTTGCTCCTGATGTCCCGCCGGTTAATAAATCACCGCTCGCAAGCGTCCCCATTAAAGGTACGAAGTAGAGAATGGAAGCACCGCTGACCGTTTCAATAACAATTCTGCCAGTTGCTCCCGAAACGTCACCAGTAACGGTCTCCCCATGCTGGTAGGGTCCACCGGTAATCGCACCGATAGCGATCTTCTTTAAAGCATTAACCGCAAACCCGCACACTCTAACAAGATTCGCCCATTCAGGTTCTTGTGTTAAAGACCCTGAACCTTTCAACTCGATACTGAAATCTATACCGGCAGAACGTTTCCCTGCGAGTTTACCCATCTTAGTAAGCGAAGCCCTAACCGGATCCCGCTGATACATTTGTGGATCGTAATTTGCTTTCGGCGAAAAGTTGACCAGTATCCCAGCGTCTATAGCCGCAAGTGTTTCGGCAACGCCTTCAACTGCTTCAATCTTAGCCGCAAGCTGTCGTTTTCTTACAAGCATTGACATATGCATCCTCCTTTTAGTTCTTGGCTGTAGGATCCGTTTGCAAATGACGGTAACGAATCCTAAGCTCCATGATTATTCCCGCATACGGTTGAGTTTCGGTCGTCTCAAACGGCGTTGTTCCCAAAACATCTGTATCGATCGCCTCACCGCCACGAGTGGTATCCTGTAAAATTACTTTTTTAATATCTCCCTGCAATCTATTTAAATATGTATCTGTCGGAACTGGATCGTTCTCGTCGCTCACATAAAAGAGATCGAGATATATCGACAGTAAACATTCCTCAAAAGGATGGGGCGAACTTGACTCGTCCTCATCGCCCGGACTTATGACAACCATAGGCATGTCAACCATCCTATTACCGTGCATTGACCAACGCTGAACTGTCTCGGGGGTAAAATCAAAGTTATATCCGTTCGCAACGGTTACCCCTTCGATAGTCGTTTTTATATTCTGTAAAATTCTTTCCCTGACTGTTTCCATTAAATCTTCCTCAACGCTTTATCTATTGAATTATTCAGGATGTTAATCCTGTAATTAACTAAGCCGTCCCATGTCCTGTAAAAACCAAGCCTCGGCTTTATACGCACCTGACGCTTGAGAACATAAAGGGGTAATATCTTCTGCCCACGCTTAGTAACCCTCGCAAGAAAAGTGCTTCCCTTAAACCTCATGCGTTTAACATTCTTTAACGCTCCCGGCTGTTTATATCTCGCACGGAGTTTGCCCCTTGCGGTAAACATCTGCTTACGTGCAGATAGAGGAATCGCAAGCCTGCCACCGCCGGGATCCGTAACAGTCCCGCCAGTTTCATGAAGTTTGGCGATTTTGGAATCAGAAAATATTTCGATACCCATTCCTTCAATAGTAGGAGTTACGAAAAATACTCTCTTAAACGTGCCAAACAGACCGTGACCTGAAGCTCCACGCACACCCGGAGGCCCCTGTAATTGCTGTTGCCTGAACCGCTTTAAAAACCCTTTACCGATGCGATCCATGCCGTCAGCTAACTCAAATTTGAGAACTCTCGGTGCAATCTTTATTGCACGATCAAGTTGTCGTTTATCTATCTCTGTAGTTAACTGAACCATTACCACCCCACAAGCACATGCCACATGCCTTCATCACGGTTTAAAACATCATTAATCCTTGCCTCACGATCAAGGCCTTCCGTGTCTTTCAAGGTTATTCGATCGTCTTTTTTATCTATTGCGACAACACCTTCAACAGCGTCATTGGCGATATATATTTCAGCTTGTTTTTTCAAAGAACGATTGATGTTTTCCTCAGCCGGAGCAATCTCATACCTAACAACGATCGCTTTAATCACTCTTGCGCCCACACCTTCTGCGGTATACGTGATTTCCTCAGCGAACTCGTCAGAGTTTAAGAACACTCCATGACCGTCTGTTTGCATCTGTTCTTTTAAAGTCATCTGACCACCTTCTCTGCGATAACGGCCGCAAGATGAAAAGCAAGGCTGATAATGCCTCCGCCAAAACTTATAACAGCTACATAGAACACCGCCTGTTTAAAACGTCCAGCCCATTCAGAGCTGTCACGCACGAGAGGAATAAACTCGTCCATTTTTTCTTTTATCTGACAGATGGTCGTTGATAATCCATTATCAATGCGGTCTTTGATATGTTTCACATCGCCTGAAAGTTCAGCAAAACGGATATCGGCTTCCCGCAATTTTTCCTCATGCTCTTTTAACAGCTCTTTGGCAGTTTTAAACTCACGCCCTGAAGCGTCGTGCTTTTCTTTGCACACCTCTTTTGTTACACAATTCTCCTGCATAAGAATCCCCAAGTTGTGCAGGGGAGCTAAAAAGCCCCCCTGACAGATTAAGCATCAACTTTTATTAAATGAGCGAAGTACGGATCGATAATAATCTCATCGACGTGCTGTCTTACACGGAAGATGTCGCTTCTTGCCGAATCATCCCTGTACTGCTCAACAGTTGCATTCTCGGGGCTGTCAGAAGTCCACAAAAACGTTCTGCCCATAGTAGGATCGGAAAGTTTTTGACCTTCACCGATCACTGCAAGCATTGCGTAATCGTCACTCCAGATGTCTGCACCCAAAAACGGCTTGCCTTCCTTAGCAGTGTTATAAATCGCTCGGCCGACAAGAATCTGTTTGATTCCTAATATGTCAGCTAAAGCGTTTAATAGCTCCGCCTCGGTCAATCTCGCAACATACTGGATCGCACCTTTGATGTTATCGTTTGCGATCAGCCTGTCGAGATTGGCTTTACTTATGACAAGCGCCTGAGGATCCATCCCGCAGTTTTTTCTTACCTGCTCACGAACCGCACGCACCTGATCAACAACCTCTGAAGATTTGTTATCCCAAGGTGCGGCTGAATAATCCGTAAACAGTTTACTGCCGGTAAAAACACCTGTATCAAACACCGCTGAAGCGATCCTTTTCTCCTGAGCCTGAAGAACCCTACGTGTGATTATTTGAACGGTTGTAAGCTCTGAATCGAAATCAGAGGCATACATTTCACGTTCGGAATCATCAAGAGGGCCCTCAAGACCGTGTTCCTCACAATTGTACTGACGGTCTTTTGCCTGAAAAGAATCCCTGTTGTAATGACCTCTCGGAGCACGCTTAGTGTCCGCTTCCCGGGTAATACTTTCTCTCGTGATAGCAGGGAAAATGCTTGCTTTCTTCATAGTTCTGAAAATAGGAAGCACTCGTGTACCTATAAATTCATCCGCATTCTGGATAAACTCTGAAGCCGCTTCCCCAAGCTCCAGTCTAGGTATTGCTCTTGTTCCTTGATATTCTGGCATTTTTCTTTCCTCCTTTAATTTTTAGGACATTAACACTTCAACGACTTCCAGATCGTCTGCTGATTCTTCCAAGACTTTCCCCTGAATAGATCCGCTAACAACCGCAGAAACCTTACCGTCATCCGCACCGTAAAAATCTCCACCGGCAGTAATCGCATCGAGGGCAACAACCTTAAACGTGCGTCCTCGTGTTTTTAAATCAACCGTTATATGCTCGTTCTGGCTTGCTTTAGCGGATGTTATTCCGATAAAATCCTCACCAGCATCGGCATACTCAACCTGAGATCCGCTACCTGCTGATAGCTTCACTCTGCGGTAAGCCTCTAAATCTTCTCCCGCAACAAACGCTTTTGAACCTATGTTATACTGTGACATTTCGTTCCTCCTTTTCCTTTAAACTTCTTGTTTTGCGGTTGCTTTTAACGCATCGGTTATGCTTCCGCCATTCTCTTTTTGAAAGGCTTTCGCTCTTTCAAGATGAGTTCCCTTTTTCTTTGGCAATTCCTCGCCATCAGGCCCGACTTTTGGTGCTGAAGCGTTATCCAGATCATCCAGCCGTTTTTGCTGGAAATTAATCACTGCCTGATCCAAACTGACTCCCTGTTCAACAGACTCCAAAGCAAGGTCGTTTAATCCTTCAAACGCCTGTGCCTTTTTAAGAATCGAAACTGATCGATCCCGTTCCTTCTGTACCCCGGAAGCACTTCCTTCCTGAAAGATTGCATCAAAGAGATCCTTTCTTTCAGTCTTTAGTTGTTCCAAAGTTAATTCCTGCATATCCATTACCTCCTTATGTTTGTTTTTAAACATATCTTTGTTAACCTTATATC